GCTCGGAAACGTCTTTCTCCAGTTCGACAGTCTTCCCAGTCAGCAGGTCTTTCGTAAACTTGCTCGCCTCGGGACCGAATGGCTGCACCGGTTTTTGTGGATGCTTGGTCTCCGGCGTGTCAATTAGCAACATCCGGACCGTTTCTTCTTTGCCGTTGATGGTAACTTTGAAGGTGTCTCCGTCGACTACGTCGGTAACTTTTGCCTGGATCCGCGCGGGCACAGCCTCCGACTGCTGAGTGGANACTGCGGTAGTTGGTGCAGATGTAGTCGNCTCTACTGCGCTAGGGGCAGGCTGAACAGCGTTAGTNCTGGCGGTCGAAACCGTATCCGTCTTCACAGGTTCNGACTTNGAAGTACTAGTTTGGCTTACAGTTGTCGTGTTGTTCGGTACCNTTACTGTCGGTTCATCGGATCCGAGCCAGCCAAAGAAAGCCAGAGCGAAAAACGCCGCACCTCCAGCTGCCCATTTTCCAGCTTTGCTAGTCAATCCTTTTCGATAGGCCTGGTACGCAAGCAAACCAGTTAACACAATGAGCAATATACCCACCCAATACGAAACGATGAAATAAATAACCAGTCCAATAAGAGCGAGTGCAACAAGATACTGCACGTCCGTTTCCTCCCTTCCTTTCCCAGCATAGAGGACTAGGACTTTTGTCATCAAGAGATACATATCGACACAGATCGACAACAAATGGAAAAACCCTTCTTTAAATTGAGAAGGGCTTCATTCACTTATCTAACGAGTCGTTCCAACTTTGCACACAACTCATGCTGCCATTCAGTGATAAATTCTTGAGCTTGGCGATCTCCCAAGCCCGCTGCAAAATTACTCTCCAATAATTTCATAATGCGACATCTCCGTCATCTCTTATCACCCGCCCCATACACGACTTCATAAAGGTGCTGGAACAGATCGTAAAGAACATATAGCTATCAGGTTGAATCACTTGAATTGTTGATATATGGTAATATAGTACTATATTTTACAGGAGGATTTATCCATGGGAGAGAGTGTTAAGAAGCCGCTTTGGAAAAAATGGTGGTTCTGGGTATTGATTATCTTCGTTATTGGAGCGCTAAGTAACTTAACAGGAAAAAATGAAGAAAATATTGCCACCGCTCCGGTTCAGAATACTTCTGAAAATAGTAATACGACTACTAAAGAGCCTACAGAGGAAGAATGGCAAGCAAGTTACCGACAAATTGCTTTATCAGAAGCAAGAACCGTTCTCGAATTGACACAAAAGAAAACTATTTCTGATGAACGTATTGAATCAGCTGTGAAAGTTATACGTAGCCAGGCCGAGAAAATAAAGGGTGAAGATCAGCAAAAGTTTATAGATTTAGCTAGTTTTGTGGAATCAAAGGACTTAGAGAAAACAAAAGAACTGTATCTATCTCTCGGTGGCACTCCAATAGAAACTACACAAGAAACACAAGATGCTGCTCAACCGGCACAGGCGGAAAAATGATCAGCAAATCACAAACCGGCCTGAAATGATGAACTGCCCTCCACCTCTTTTCGGTGGAGGGCTACTGTTTTTCTTCCGCAGAATCTACCTTTTCAATCAGCCTTTCAAGCCGGATCTCACACTCAGCCCTCAACGACTCGACGGAGTAAATCGCTTCCTGGACTTGGCCGCGCACTCTTGCCGTCACGCAGTACCCGACAGCCAGCTGCTCCGTATTCACCACCTTACGGCCCATCCTGTGGAGTTCACGGCGGTACCGGTGATGTTCCCGCTCAGCCTTGAACGAGAGTTTTTCCAGCAGTGGCTTGTAGCGAAGTTTGGTAGATGCTTCTGCCAAAAGGTCGGCATCGACCATCAGAGCCTTGAAAAGCAGTCCATAGATGACATATTCGTGAAGAATATCACGCCACGATCCATCATGCATGTTCCCACTTCCGAAGTGAACATTAGTTTGTATTATATGCGAGCAAATGGCGAACATGCAAACAAAAAAGTTCCCTCCACTAACTCTGGCAGTGGGTTGCTGTTTTGTGGGAGGAAAGCCAATATTTTATAAAAATATTGTTGAACTTTGTTAAACAATTTGGTATAATTAAGTCAGAAAGGAGGTGAGAACTTGGGATGGTTAAAGGATTGGCTTCCGCTCATCATCTTCCTGTACACGATCTATAAAGATTGGGTACACCCGAAGCTGAAAAAGCGGAAGAAAAAACACAAGCGGCGCCCCCGCCAAGGTAAACGCCGCAAGTAACACCGGGGAGGGAAACCTCCCCCCACCATCCTAAGTATAGCATGAAGACAAGAAAAATAGACATCAGAAATCTGCTCTGCACCCGTGGAGTTTTAGGATTCGCTCTTCTAGCCACATACTCGCCCACTGATCAGTGGTGGCAGAAGGCTATCTTGATTTTCGTTGTGGCATACTTGTGGATAACAGCAGCAATGGGAAGAAGGGCTTAAAACATGCAGGTCAACTTGGATGACATCATGGGGTTGTCAGAGGTCTGTGAGATGACCGGAAAGTCCAAGAACTACATTAAGGAGTATCTGAAGCGTGGACAGTTCCCGCAGCCCGTCAAGGAGCTTGCTTGCGGCCCGTTGTGGCTGCGGGAGCAAGTTCAAACATGGATGGAAACTCCCCGGCCGCGCGGTAGAAGGAAGAAAGACGATAGGGAATAACAAAGCCCTCCAGCATATTTGTTGTGGGGCAATAGGATAGAAAATGATAGAAAAAACGAATGTCGAGGTGAAAGACGGTGGGGGCAGAACTAAGGTTGACAATCGAAAGGCTGCCAAAGTTTGCTCATGGATTTAACGTGAGAAAGTATCTCCCACAGTCGTTGTGGGGAAAGATACGTGAATCAATCCTCCAAATAAACTGCCACAGATGTAGTATTTGCGGCTCTCATGAAGGATTGGAGTGTCATGAAAAATGGGATTTTGATTATGAACAGCATATTCAGATTCTCGTGAACATCGAACCACTTTGCTACCTATGCCACGGAGTGAAGCACCTGGGATTCACTGCTAATGTTAAGCGTAAGAATCTCGATCAGTATATAGATCATTTCATGAGGGTAAACAACTGTGATCGTTCAACCTACAAGAGTCATGCACGGGAGATATTGGGTTTATCAGCCTTTGAGAGCGTCGAGGAGATTCTACGGTTCGCACGTCACCAGCAAGAGATGCAAAAACAGCAGTGGAAACTAAAGTATGCGGAGCACCTTCCTTACCACACAGAGGTGGTCGAAACGCTTAAAAAGAAGGGGATTTATGCATAATGAATAGCCCTCCGACGGCTCACTCCGTCTGAGGGCTTATTCTTACTCTGCTTGCGTTTTTCGGTTGTTCAGAAACGCTGCGACCACCGTTGCAGCAGCTGCTACACCGTTCGCAATCGCGTTGATCTGCTCGTCCGTGATGATGCTGTACCCGAACGCCTCCAGCGCCAATTTAGCAGCGCCCAGCAAACCAGTGATCAGCACCACAATGTTTCCGTCTTTCTTCATGTCACACACACCCTTTCTTCATCTTCACGGTTTTTGTTGCTTGTTCCCACTCCACAGTCAACCCGAGGATGGCAGCCAGCTCCCGGGCCGGCGCGTAAGACGTGCCGTTCTCGATGCTCTCCGTCAGGTCTTGGCCGTTCACCTTGACCTGCTTTGTGCAGGCGCACCATTCCACCTTGCCGCCGACGTCCTCGGCCACGGCCCGGATCGGCAGCCAGGATACGCCGTCGCGGAGGTAGCCTTGAACCGGCAGGCGGCTGCCGTTAATCTCGACGGAAACCTTATCCACAGTCTTTTGTGTTTGTTGTGGATTTGCTGTGAGCAACTTGTGAACATCGTCCTTGAACTTCGCCCAGGCTTGCGCCGCTGTCAGGCCGGTGTACTTCCGGGCGTAATCGTCCGAAACGAAATATGCCGGGCAGTTTTTGCCTGTAATGTCAAAGTGTCGCCACAGCCTGTCCACTCCCCAGCCGTACCGCTTCAAGATGTCCGCTGCCAGTTCCACCGTGCGCCGGTAGGTCTCTTGGAAGTTGCCGTCCACGTTGACGCACATTTCGATGCCAATCGTGCAGTTATTCGGGTAGCTGCTCAACTTGGCGACCGCCTCCGGTTTGTACTGCTTGGCACCGACGTGATAGGCCATCTCGTTCTCAGGCAGGCAGCGCACGATCTGCTTGTCGTCCACGATGTAATGGGCGCTGGCCTCCGTGGTGGGCTTGTTGAAGTAGTTCCGGTTGGCCATGGCGTTCGCGCCTTTCCCTTCATTGGCCGTCCAGTGGATGACAAGGCCCCGGGGTGTGATCTTGGTCCCGGGGCGCGCGTTTTTGTTTGTGAGCTGCACGTCAACGATTTGCATGCCCATTTCCCTCCTTTTGCCTCATGGCTCGTTCCGTCTTGGCTCGGATTTCGGTCTCCACCAGCTTGGCAACCGCTTTTGGCACCGGCCATCCGGCTCGTGCTGCGTTGGCCGTCAGGCTGTTCCAGGTGTGATAGATAAGGCCAAACGTGACGCCGTAAAAGAGAAAGCCAGGCGTGCCCATCACGCGGTCGAGCAAGTTGCCCAACGCTGGCAGGGCCAGCAGAAACAAGGTGCGCGGAATGCGGCTCAGGCCATATTCCGACGAGTACGTTTTGTCTTTCTTCTTGGCTGCCTGGATGCCGGTTATCCAGTCCAGCACGATGCAAAACAACAGCACCACGATGATGTCAGTCCGGCCAGTGCCATAAAAGTAATGGAACACAGGTGCTGTCAGCGCCCCCACCGTCGCTGCGAGGGCGTTTGCTTGGGTTGCAATATTCTCCAGTTCAAGTCTTTGTACAAAGCGCAATATGCTTCATCTCCCTCGCCCCCTAGGGCAAAATCAAAGCCCCGTTCGGCACGGGGCGGGCTCATTGTCTTGATGCAAAAAGGGGAGCCGCAGCTCCCCGTGAAAAAACGCCTTCTCTCGTTGGTGAGTGAAGGCGTTTAGAAATCCTTGCCGGTGATCTGTTTGAACTCCTCCGGCGTGATCTCGCCATAAGGATTGGATTCAGTCCGAACAACCAAACGAAGCGTGTCAAATGTGACCCACTTGTATTTGTATGCCAGGCTCCAAAATCTCATGTTCTTATTCGCCTCCCTTCAATTGCATCAGTTCCAGTTTCAATGCGGCCATTTCCTGTCCTAAAGATTGAATGATTGATTCCTTCTCCATATTTTTGATTTTCTCATCAGCAAGCTCCTGGCCCAATGCGTCGATAGTTTCCTGCTGTTGTTCTTCCTTGGTTTTCTCGTAAAGCAATCGCGTAAACTCCGATTTCGACAAGATTTTTCCTTCGATCTGTGCAGCGCGGGTCAAGATCTCTTCTGATGGCTGCTCCAGCCTTTCTGCATCCGGGTATTGCGCCAATTCCGATTCGTCAAAAAGGTAAATCGTTTCGATATCTTCCTCAGTCTGGATCGTGGCTTTGGCAATCGCCCAAACAGGTTTTCCGTCTCGTAATTCAAAGTACACGGTTATTCCCCCTTACTGTATTCTGTTCCCTGGTGTTGTCACTGTGTCAGTACCAGAGTCAGAAAAGGCCACAGAACCTGAGTCATAGAGGTCATTATTTGTGACGAGATTTTTTTCACTATTTCCCCCAATACGAATACCATGAGGAGTTTGTGAAGATAGTTTGCGGATCGTATTCCCTTGCACGTTGTTATAATTTGTATTTGATAAGTAAATGCCAGTGGTACCACTTCCCATAATACGATTGTTTAAGATGGCATGGTTGCTTCCTGCAGCTATAATAACTCCGTGCTTTCCACATTCAGCTATTTCGTTTCCTGAGAACTCGTTATACTGACATGAATTTATAATGATACCGTCTTCTTGTACATTGAACAGCTTATTATCTGCAATGAGATTAAAGTCACTAGAGCCCATGCCGATCCCAGCTTTCGAATCAATTATGGTGTTACCAACTACGGAATTATGTCGAGAGTAGTGTAAGTAAATTGCATGGTAATTTGTGTCTTTAACCAACACGCTTTGAATCAAAGCATGTGACACCCTAGAAAAGAAAATTCCTCTTGCTCCTCCAGTTCCTTCTCTTTGGTTTGATTTGTTACCGTCTACCGTTAGATCCCGAATAATAATCCCCTCATTACCATTCGATTGATCAATGTTCGTTATTAGATGAATTACTACGCTATTATCCGAAATATCATCTTTCGCTCGGATGATAGTACCCCGGCCCATGCCTTCCAACGTTACATTGTTAGACAATCGAATGGAATCTGAAACGACATAGGTACCTTCCATCAACACAACCTTCCCACCACTTGGCGGGATCATTGTAAGCATGACCTGATTAATCGTTTCTTGTGCATTCGTTGATCCAGCAGGGATAACCACATCTGCCGCTTTTTTGGAGTTTTCACTACTGTCACTTGCAGCAATCACAACGGTGGCGGTGCGAGATGCGCCAATCTGCGCAGCCGTTACGTTGTGTGGATTGTCTTTCCGGCTGGTGTGTGCATCCAGATCCTTTTTGGTGGCAAGAATAACCGACGGGTCCACTTTCAGCGTGACGGTAGCAGCATTGGTCACCTCCAGGATCATGCGCACATAAAGGTCCTTCGCACTCCCGCTTGCCAAAACAGGCTTATACGTTTCAGGGTACTTTCCAATGGCAATTAGGTCGCCCTGGTCATCGAACACCCCAGCCTCACGCACCGTAAATCCACCAACGTCTGCGGGAATCACGACCTCCACGACGAGCCAGTTTGGATTTTTGTCATCAATTTTGATGCTGTTGATGGCTCCGCGCCAGACTTCACGTTTGAGGGCGGTTTGCTCCTGCGTGGGATTGTAATACGAGCCGTTCGAGTCCCCTACCGCAAGGTGTGTAAGATTGACTTTTGTGCCAAGTGCTGTGGCATTGGCAATTTTTGCTTTGCCCACGTTGGTCAAGATGGTATAAAAGTTCTCTGCCATGATGCCCCTCCTTCTACGGATACACCGTGATGGTTTCTACCGCCTGACAACCGATTGCAAATCTGAGCGATCCTAGTCCCAACAAGTTTGTTTCCGTCCATGGATATACCGTTACCTCTTCGCCCGCCAGTGTCGCTCCGGCCACGAGGATCTTCCCCTGTCCCGTAAGGGAGATGCTGATTCGCTCCAGCCAGGATCGGGTGTTTTTGTACGCAAAAATCAAACGGTCCAGCTGCTCAAGCATCCCCTCTGTAATCCCCCGTGTATTGACATCCAGGACGTCAATGCGGAAGTGGTACGGCTCCCCGCCGTATTCAAACCACTCTGAGATTACTCCCTGCATGTTGAGCAGTTCCAGAACGCGCTCCAGCGCCGCTTTTGTTCCTTTCATCCGGTGTATCTTGAGCGCATTTTTCACCAGATCTCGTTTTTCTTGCAGCGTTACCGCGAGTCCAGCCCCTTCGGGGTTTGTGATGTGGAACTGCCAGAGAAGATGAGTAATCAATTCTTCTGGCAGTTCATCGATCCTCGATAAGATCAGGGGCTCACGGATTTGCTGCGTGATGAGTTGCAGCTCTGGGTCGAGCGCTGCAGCCATGGCCGCTACTTCGGGATCGTTCGCAAGGACCGGTGGCAAGATGTCTTTTAGCGAAACGTCTTGCAGTTTACTCATCTTCCAGCCCTCCGTAGTTCACCGTGACATTCGCCGCTATTGCCACTTGGTGTTTCTCGACTTTTTTATAAACTGGGGATGCAATCTCTACCCGTTTGGCCCCCGCGTTGACCATTAGCCGGTTCAGTTCCGAAGGGTTGATGTCCCGGCCAAGTTTCGTCTTTTGCCACAGCACATATGCCTGCACCGCTTTCTCGACAGCCGTTCGCAACCCGGTTTCCGATTCAGCCCGAGACGAAGAGATCCAATACGTAACATCCAGGTCGAATGTGACGACATCCGGCGCCAGCACCTTAACATAGTCAGTCAGGGGGCGAATGTTTTTGGGGCTGCATGTGGCCAGAACTTTGTCCAAAATCTCTTGCCCAGGGAGATCTCCTTCCTTCAATAGTGGCCGAATTTCCACGACACCCGGGGACGGACTTAGAACTTTCACGTCAGCAATCAACGGACTCGCCGATCGAGCATAAAATTCATATGCTCCCTCCGGTCCAGCCACCGAAAAACTTTCAGGCGCATGCCGGATCCGCTCCGCGTATGCATCGTCGCTCTCCTTGTCTGCGCCTCCCTCACTGATGGTGATGTTTTCCACAGACTGTACCCACGGGAGAGGATCGACCAGCTGGTTGATCTGCCCCGGCAGGTAGTCGTTTCCCTTTGTGCCTGCTTCGGTACACTCCACCTCGGCATCGACGTAGGTCTGTCCGGCCTGTATCTCCACCGGCTGATTGGTTGCAAAAAAAAGACCGTCTCCCGCTGTCACGCGGGTGCCGGCCGGGATGGTTTGGGGCTGGGTCACTGAGAAGTGAAACCGAACCGTGGTCGTTGCTGGCTGCGCAGAAAGCCTTTTTGTATCTGTGAACGTGCCCAGGTGATCCAGATAGGACTCCTCTGCATAGGAGAGCAGGTTCATCTTCGCGCTGTAGTCGATCAGGCTCCGCTGCTGGGCGAGCAAATAAACGATTGCCTGAAAAAACTTCCTTCGGGGATCAGCCGGGGCCAACTTGATACCGGTGATGCTTTCAAAACGGGCCACGATGTCGGCCTCAATCTGCTGGGGCGACTTCTGGGCAAACGAAATATCCGGGAGATTAAAACGTGCCATCTGCTATCCTCACCTTTACAACAGGATTCAGCCTGCCAGAGAGATGATCAGACTGATAGGTGACCCCCACTACCTCCACCCGTGGCTCGTACCTGCGGATCGCATCAATTAACCGCGCTGTCATCCTGGCCTGAGCGACAGTGATGGGCTGATCTACGTCTTCCGCTGACCACGCAAAAGCGCGATCAAGAGGACACGAATACTGGACAGTAGACATGATCATCCACACATTTTGAAGGATTTCGTTCACGCCGGTTGCTCCAAAGTCAATCCCCTTTCTTTTGGTCGTCACCTCATACTCCATCGTTCTCACTTCCTCATGTACTCTCGAAGTGTCACGTCCGCCTCCCCGACGATTACCTTGCCGGTTCCGTCGAGAGCAATCCAGTTTTGTGTGACCGACCTGATCACCCACTGATCCATCCCGATGGGGATTCCCCCGATGATCAACGTCTCGGCGCGGCCTTCTCGGCACCAGGACAAAAGCCGGTCCATCTCCGCTTTGGGGTTCATTCCGTATCTGGCGTCGAACCGCATGACAAAACTGATTTCATCCAGATCCGGCCACAAAAACTCAGAACGCGGCTTTTGCCCAAATCGTTCATGTTCGCTCCAGTTGGATGTGGCTGAACGAGAAAAGTCCCGAAAGGTTCGTATATTTTCCAGGGACACTTCAAAAATAATCTCTCCAAAGCTGCCGATCTGCCCCACTCTCTATCAACCTCCCGGCTCGTTGACGATCAAGCGACCGTTTATGACGACTTTCCCCTCTGGAATGTCGATCGTCAGCGTATGGCTTTTGCGGTCGTACTCGATGGATGTTCCGTCCCCAAAACGGAAGTGACGCTTATCCTTATCCTGTACGGGGGGAGCTGGTGGCAGGTCCTTCTTGTTAAACGTCGTGCCGATGATGACGCCCTGCTGGTTCCCGGAAGGGAGAAACAGGCACCAGACGAGCTCATCCACATCCGGGAGCCAGTAGTCTTTGTTATGAAGGCTGCCGCGGCCAAGGGTGGGAAGTTCATAGGATACCAGATTCGCTCGGTCCTCGAAGATGACCCGCGCCGTGCAGCGCTCTGGGAACACCGCAGATACCCTGCCGACTCGGATGAGGTTTTTTACTAGATCCATCAGTACCCCTCCAAACATCGCCGAAGCTCCAGGCTCGTTTCGTAGCCGTTTTGTTGGCTGTGTGTGGCCTGTGTCACGATGTATTTGCCGTCAAACCATCCAAACTCACTCAGGATCACTGTCACACCGGCTACAAAACGGATGTCCCCTGACATGGTGAGGGACACCTGTACGGCCTCTTTGTTTGCCTCGCGCAGTCTCTTTTTCGCGAGCTGCTGCGCTTCTGCTACGGAAGCAACGCGCTCATTAATGGTGAGCACTCGGCCCGTCTTTGGTGCATTCGGCGGTGTAAACGTGGCCGAGATGTTCCGTTTCTTTTCCGCTGAAAAATACTGAACGGTACAAGCCCGGTACATGCCGACGCTCGTTGTCCTTCCCCGAAAGGACTTGATTTCGGATTTGCTACGTTTGAGTGTGGCAATCGGCGTCGCCTGCTCGTACTTGGCCTCATCGAAGATAACCAACTGCGAACCGGCCACTTTCAGGCAAAGCCCGGCGTCATTGCACAATCGCGTTAAGAAGACGAGGTCGGTCTCCTCCGTCTGCTCGATTCGGTCGTAAGCCGGGTCCTCGTCCGTATCGTAAAAAAGGGAGAGGCCAGCTCCGGACGCTTTTTCACGAGCGATCACAGAAAGCGTGGTCTTCTCCCATGCTTTGTTTTTCTTTTGGCCGCGTACCCCTGATGTCTCTGGGATCGAGATGGCGGATATGGTGACCGTAGACGGCGGGTAACTGATCTCGATGTCAGCAATCTCAAAACGGCCAAGAGGCAAACGCTCCACCACATCCTCTTGATTCCAGTTTTCGCGGAAGATGGTGGCCTGCAGCGTTGCCGTCAAGTCTGGCATCCAGTTGCCGCTCCAACGCTGCTCTATATCCTCCAGCGTCAGTTGCAACTCATCAGCCTGCCCGCTCAGGTTGTCCGTATAGCTCCATCCGACCAGGTGCGGTCGCAAATCCGCAGTGATGTCGGTTTTGGCGTAGATGACCTGCAATCGGGTGTGGCGAGCTTTTGTCATCCGGCATTCCCTCTCTTCCAGGGCGGCAGCGCAGAGGGTGTTTGCGTGGTGTTCACATCCGGGATCACCAGCTGGACATCGGCCGGGAAAATGACGGTCTCCCGGTGTGCTGGATTGGCGTCAATCAACTCCGCCATATAGGATTCGCTTCCCAACACTTTGTACGCGATCAAATCCCACATGTCACCTTGTACCGTGGTGTACGTTCTCATAGGGCAAAAGATCTCCTTTGCTGATTGCGCTTCAGTTCAGTAAGCATTTGCTCCAGTTTGCGCAAACTCATGTCCATCGCTTGATTCACGAGGCCCTGTATATCATCCCCAGCCCCGCCTTCAATCGCTATCCTGGGCGAGTACTCCACATAGATGTCTCCACCGCTGCCGCTGTTCGACGGAGAGGAAGACAGACGATACCCAAGCAAGGTTTCCAACTTGGAAAGAGGGAGAATGGCCTCGCTCTCGGCACCTTCTCCGATCATGGCCAAGGTCGGTCCGGTCGCAATACCGCCGGTTGCAAGCATGGGGATCTCTGGGATCTGAAAACTCAGCTTCTTCCCCCCTACTCCGGGAACCCAGTCCGGGATGTCGATGCTGATGCTTCCAATCGACTGAAATGCCTGGTTGATCAGCGATATGGCCGCGTTTATGGGCGCCTTCAACATGGAACCCAACGCGCTGAACACACCACCAAACGCATCTTTTACTCCAGTCCATGCCTTTTCCCAGTTCCCCGTAAAGACTCCCGTAATGAAGTCCAGGATGCCGCCAAGTGTGGTCATAAGGCCGTTGAAGACGCCTGACACGCTATTGATCGCGCTGAGGACGACGGACTTTATGAACGGGAAAGCAAAGGTAAACACAGCCACAATATTGTCGATGACCGGTTTTACCAGATTAAAAAGGGCAGAGAACGTGTCCCCGATCTTTCCAACCACATTGACGATGATTGGAACCATGGAAGAGACCGCACGCGAGACAGCAGGGGCCACATCATTGGCCAAAAATCCGAAGACTTTGGATATGACCGGCCACAGTTTCGCTTGGAGAAAAGTGCCAACGGGCAGGAGTGCCTTGACGATTCGGGTTGCTACTTCCCAGACTCCGACTCCTACCCGCTGAAAGATGGGGGCCACTTGCAAGATGATCTTCTTCACGGACCCAAACACGTTCTGCAGGTTGGCAAATACAAGTCCTACCCCTTCTGCAACCTTGGCTGCATCCGCCTCACTCATCCCGAACATCTTGGCGTAGTTGATCGTCACGCCTTTCATTTCTCCGTCAAATCCGTTCTCAAAGAGCCAGACGATGTTTTCATAAACATCCGAGACGATTGGCCCCACAGTTTGGCCGATTTTGCTGAAGAACCCGGTTACTTTCGGGATGGCAGTATCGAGCCACCCGCTGAACTTCTGAAGGACAGGCAAAAACAAATCCCCGATGGGCATGATAAGCCCGGTCATGATTTGCCGCCCAATTCTCTGGATGGACTTAGAAACGGTATCATATTTTATTTTTGTGATCTCATCCATCGTGTTTTTGGTCATGTCAAATTGGCTGCGTGCGCTTCCCATCGCAGCAACTACGTCCTTTTCCAAGTCCTCAAACATGGTCCCGAATAGTTGTACCCCGATGACATTTTTCTTGACAGGATCCTGGACTTTGGAGAGGGCATCCACCACCTGGGTGAATGCTTTCTGTGCGGCAGGCCCTCCTCGTGCGAATGTCTGGGCCATCTCTTGGGCATTAAAGCCAAGGGCGGTAAAGGCTTCGTTGGTGCTTTTCGAGTCGTCTTTTACCCGGATGTTGAACTCTTTTACGGCATCCCCCACTTTATCCAGATTAAATGCGCCCGCTTCAAGACCGGCGCTAAAGGTATCAAACATCTGGTTTGCCGTAAACCCAAGGGCGGCAAAGTACGGGGCGTACTCGTTTGCGGTGTCCAACAACTCATCCGACTTGTTCAACCCTTTTTGCGCCCCTTGGGCCAACAAGTTGAAGGCTTGCTCGCTGCTGATCCCGAAGTTGATCATCATCGTGTCGGCGGCTTTGATCGACTCTCTGATGTCTTCGCCGAACACATCGCGGTACACCATCGCGTGTTTCGTGGTAAGCTCCAGCTCTTCTCCTGTCTGCTGGGTGACCTGCTTGACCAGGCTCAACGAGTGCGCGACATCATCCCAGCTTTCTCCAAGGTTTTGGTTGTACAGATTTTTGGCGGACTCCGAGAGCTCTTGCATGTCCTGCACGGTTGCCCCGGTTGAAGCCCGCAGCTGTGCCATGGAGTCCTGGAAGCCCACAATGGAACCGGTTATGTTTCCGATGGCGTCGGTGACACCGGTGACCAACGCAAACGCCCCGGTGTATTGCGCCACCCTGGAGACAACCTTTCCGAATTCGCCGACGGACGTGGCCAGTCGTCCAATTCCGCCACGCGCTTTTTCTACCGCCTTTGAAAACGTGGGGTTGAGCTTTCCTCCGAACGTAAAAATCGTTTGGTACTCTCTGGCCAACTACCTTCTCCCCTTTCGTCTTCGAGCGCTTTTCCCGCTCATGCGGTTTTGCGCGATCAGCTTCTGGCGTTGTTGTTCGCGTTTCTGTTCCACTTTCTCATGGGCTTCTACCCATTCCCTCAAATCAGACAGGGGTTCGTTCAGCCAATCATGCGGACGTGAGTGGGGCATAGAAGAAGAAAGGGCCACCGCAATAACGCGAAGGCCCTTTCCAATATCCCCTTCTATCCCCGTCGCAACAAAAAATTCTCAGCCATTTGCGTGATGACCGTGAAGTCATCTGCTTTCAGTTTGTCAAAGAACTCCGGCGTAACGCCCGCAGCCTTTGCCGCGACCGCGATCTGATAAGATAGCGACAAGGCCCTGCCGGGATGAATCTCGTGCGGATCCATTCTCCGCGCTTGTTTCGCGCAAAGAATCAAATCTTTTCCCGTCAGGTCCTCAAACCGCAAGTCCAGCTCCGTAATGGTCTGGCCATCAAACTGAACCGGCGTGGACAAGCGATAAACGCTTGACTGCTCGGGTGTGATTTCCGCAGCAGTGGCTACGGTTTCGGCATTCTCAGCTTGGACATTTTTGTTTTCCATGACCATTCCTCCTACATCCCAAGATTTGAGCGTACTTTGGCGAGGTAATCCACGCCGTCAATCACGCAAACATAGTTAAACTTGTCAATCTCTACCACGGTTTCGCCGTCGTGCATCACTTTCAGGTAGACCACTTCCAGCTCATTGGAGTTGTCCATGGTGGATCCTTTTGAAAGGCTCCCAAGTGGCGTATTTTTCGGAATGCCCCGAACGGTCACTTTCACTGGCACCTGCTCATAGGTGCCCGTTTTCTTGTCGATCCGCTGGATAGAGCCCCGGAAATCAATGTGTTGAACCTCTTGCCTTGCCAACTTGAAGTTTGCTCTTTCCAGGACGCGCCAGTTAATCGTCACCGTCATGGAGGCAAAATGCCCCAGGATTGGGCTGTCAATTTCACCGGCAATCCCCGCGCCGCTAATGGTTTCTGACATGGACTCCAGGTCCGGCAGGTCAACATCGGCGACGCCCAGATATTCCGTGCCGTTCAGATACGCGTTAAAGTCATTCAAGATTGCGGAAAGCTGATCCGACATCGTATCCCTCCTATTCTGCCAGCACGCCCAGGTACGACGTGTCATACTCCAGCACAAACTCAATGTGCTGGGCGGGGGCTGGCGGAGTCAGAAACACTCGGAACTGAACATGTCCGGCCATCAGTTCGGTGTCCGGATTGTCTTCCCGGCGAAACTCCACGCGACCGCCAAGGAGGTAGCCTGCCGAGGTCAACCCGTTCAGCCAGATATTCACGCTGTCAACGATCGTTTCGATCAACCGTTTGTTTGCCGGGTTATCTACCTTCTGCCAAAACGTCAAGATGAGCGTGTTCGCGACGAAATCAAACATGCGCCGAACAGGGATGAAGCAATCTTTGGGGTCGGTTACCGATGGATAGGCCCCGGTATAATTCCCCCATGCCTTCCATCCTCCTCTGAAGTTGAGCGCCGTCAAAATTCCCTGCGAGTTGAGATAGTTGGCCTCTTCCAAGCCGAGAAAAATTTCCGTGCCGTCTTTCAGTACTGCGGCGTTCGCTTTCAACGCCTTGTTGGAAGGCGACGCATACGGGATGCCATTGTTTGCTGCATCCGTGGCGCCAATTGCCCCTGCCACCTGGGTGGAGAAGTGATACTTTTTCTTACCCATCGCCACCATAGGCCACAACGGAACTTGGCGTGGCTCCGTGAAATTGTTGTTATTTTTCCAGGCGGGAACGTCTCCATACTGTTTGACGGTATCCGTTGGCAAGTCTGTCAACGCCAGCGCCCGGAACACGCCGTTAATGTTCTGAGCTTTGGCTGTCATGACAGCCGCTACCAAAGGGTCTTGTGAGTATCCAGGCGCCAGGATCAACCCAGGCACCAAGCCGAAGCGCGGGAAAACCTCTTTGATCAGTTCAAGCCCCGTCACTTTCCCGTTGCTACCCACACCTCCGATAATCTCGGAACTGTCTACGGCTGCAGGGTCCAGCTTATCGTAGCCGACCAGTACAGATGCCGCGTTGCCAATCGCTCCGCTTTCTTTCACGGTTACGACCAAGTAACCGTTATCGTTGAAAGACAGCGTGTAGTCAACATCGCGCTTATACGTAACACCTGGCTGCTGCTCGGATTGAACCTCTACACTGTCGAGCAAAATGCCCTCCTCTTCCACGATAGCGATGCCTTTTGTCACATTCACGGCCGCTGGCGGAACCGTCGTTTTATGGACGGCAGGGTCCAGCACGTTAATCAGCACGACAGGCGCCAGATTGAACAAACGAAAATGCGAGTCCATGACCTCGCAGAGTGTGTAGCGATCAAAGTCATCCGAGTAGCCGAAGTACTCCACGGCTTCGGCAAACGAGTAGCAGAGGACTGGAACGTTGACCGGCACGGTCGATTTCGTTGACAGATTGACCGGGGCCGTGCCAAAAACCACCGGCAAACTTGCCGTTGATTCGACCGGGGATAAAAGCGACGTTGCAGCCTCTCCTACATAGACCCCATGCTTGAATGCCATGTTCTTACCCCTTTCTGCTCAACGCTTGATAGGCTTGCTGAATCTCCGTACCTTTGCGCTGCAGCTCTGCTTGCGCCTCCAGCAGCTGCGCAACGGGGACGATCAGCGTATCGACTTGCGGATACTTTTGGCGCACCTCGTCCAAATACTTTGGAACGCCGTCACGGAACACCGTATGTTGCGCCAGAAGACCGCGCGGCAGACTCGGACCAATGTAAATCAGTTGTTGCGTTTTTTCGTCTCCCGACTTGGCTGGCGCTTCTTTCATCGCTTCTGTGGCCAGTTCGACTGTTTCCATGGTTTCAGCAGTTGCTTTCTTCCTACTCAAGAAAGTTCACCTCCTGTTGGACTTGCGGCAGCTCCCATGTTGTCTGGACGCCGCCGAAATAGTACGGGTGATTCTTTTCCTCCTCATCGATCGCCCAGTCAAATGGGTAGGTGATTCGATAGCGACTATCGAGTATGCGTTTGGAAAACAGATGGATTTTTAGGCGGGTGATGGCGTTTAGCACGTCCTTATACCCCTGGAAGTCGAGCGAATCGTTCCAAAAGCCGAAAAAGATGAGCACATTGCACGTTTCCGGCTCCGATAAGGCGGATATGCTGCCTTCCTGCACACGGACGATTGCATAAGGGAAGTGGTCAATGTCTTCATCAGACAGTTGGCCAGGCAGAAACTGCTCATAGACACGCAACGCCACTTCCTCGCCTTTGGTATTTTTGAACCGCGTGTCCGAAAAAAGAGCCCTGACCTCTTCGGCCAAGGCTTTCTGTAGCAAGTATGGCGTGCTCATCCATTCCCCTCCAACGTGCGCTTGATTTCGTGTTCAAGCCGCTTCTCAAACACTTTGGCCGCCTCCGCTTCCAACTTGCTGCGGACGCCCTCATTTTCCAGCATGATCGGGACAGGCGGGCCAAACAGCCGTTTAATCGGCAGCTCGGTCCACTGCCCGTCGCTTCTTTTTTTGCGCCTGGTCCTTCCTTTTGCACGTTCAAACACCTTATTGCCCTGGACACTTGCGACAAACGCGCCAAGCAAGTTTTTCAGACCCGTGTCTTTTCTGACCTGGACTTTCAAGCTTTTCGGTGGTTTTCTGTGTCGCGGCTGAGCCGGACGAAGGCGAAACTTTTCCAGGCCCAGCGCATGACCGCGTGAAATGACGGCAGCTGCAATGCGTTTGCTGGTCGCTCGCCTGATGGTGATCGTGCTTTTGACTTCACCAGCTTTGATGACATAGGTGTTTCGTACCTCTTTGGCCGCATTGCTTTTCAGGTTCTCAGCCGCCCGGTTAATCGCCCGGTACAGCGCCACGGGCGCCTTTTTCCGATACTGGCCAAGCCGCTCCTCCACTTCCTGCAACTTGTGTGCATCAATCGTGATCATGATCGAGTCGCCGCCAATGCAATGGTGTACGTGGCGCTGTCTTCCTGTACTGACACAATCCGGTACGGTTTGCCGTCCACGTTCAGGAAGCCATTGATAGCCGGACGCTTGGGAAAGTCCTCGCGCTTGGCGTAAAACAGAAGTTCTGCATCATGGATGCCATCATCCGGGTTGGTCGTATTGGCCTTACGTCTCGTAAGCTCTTCATGGTCAATCATGATGCAGATGTCCCTGTCACCGACGCGGTGTATCTCCCCAAACTCGTCAGGATTGAAAAACACCATCCGAGTATCTTGGGTGACATACTCTTTGAAGTTCAATCGACGACCACCTCATCCGCGTCCAAGGTCGGGGGCTTTACATCAGCATGTTTCAGCCAATCATTTAGCAATTTCAGCACGGTTTTTCTTGGTTCTGGCTTTGCCATTTCAGCTTCGAGGACTTTTTCTGCTTCCTCAACTCTTGCATGCTCCAGGAACTTCTTGAGCTCTTCGACCGTCATGTCCGGAGGGTGGGGATTTGAAATAAGCTCACCCTCTCCTGTACCTCCATCACTATCGCATGATTCTCGTTCTGCTGGAGAGATAACGCCAGAAATGAGCAATCCTTGAACCTCGTGTTTTTCCGCATCAAAAAAGGAGCCTTTCCTCAGAAAGACCCCCTTCCATTTCACGATCCCCTTTTTTACTTCAAACCGCATGATGCACACCCCCTTACGTGCCAACTGTGTTAATCACGGCCCACGCACCGACATCATACGGCTTTGGCAATGGACGGGACTTCACGATCAACGACTTCGTATCGGTTTCGCGGTTCACCGTCACTTTCGGAGCGCGCGGCCCCTCCACCGTTACGAAATCAATCGAGTCTTCAGGGATATGTGTCGTGGCTCCGTACAGCATTTCTCCGATATTGGTCGCCCCGACAATCACCTTGTCCGGCTCAATATATGGCTTCAGCGACTGGGTGGTTTCGTCATAGTACCAGGCGAGATACTGGTACAGATCCACGCCCAGTTCCGACAAACGGCCAATATAGGCAAAGCCGTTCCCGTTGCGGATGCTCAATTGCGGATTGATCATGCCGAATTGGGCATATCGGAGATCCATGTACTTGTCCATAAAGTTGCTATCTTTTCTGAGATTGTTCCAGGCCCCTTCTCCCAGGACCACAATGGTCGGGTTAAAGCCGGACTTTCTCACCATAGACACGGCTTGGTACAAATCCTCGTACTTGTCGGAGGTTGGATCGCTCCACTTATTGGCGCCGGTCAGGTTGATCACATTGTCGAAGTTGTAGTCAACGGTTTCTGTTCTGACCTGTGTTGCGCTGTCGTCTACATATCCCGTGATCGTCACTTTCCCATTTTGAAGCAGATCGGCAATCATGGCCTCTTCCCGCCGGACAATCATGTCGTCGAGCTCCTGGTAATCTCTTTGCATAAGCGCCAGCGCTCGTTCTTCCGGTGTCATGCCGCCAAATACCTGTTCCCCAGGGAGGCGGGTTTGCAGCAATTTCGTGTCATATGGAGCCGAAATAGCAATGTACGGAGCTTTGTACACTTTCGTCTCATATCCATCCCGGCGTATATTGACGGGCTTGCTGCCCTCCGCAACAAACGGAGCAATCTTCTGGCGGTTCTTGTAAAAGTCCATCAGGACGGTCTCGGTCGGGAATGTAGAAAACCCTGGAAAAAATGTGTTACGCAGAAACGTTGTGACCGGCATTCGCTTCTGAGTCGCCGGCTGCATCGTTTGGGGCTCATAGATATTGATTTCACCGCCGGTTACAGTTGCTGCATTTTGCGGTCGAATCATCTGATTGTACACCATGCTTTTGGGAATTTTCATGGATTCATCGCCCTCCCTTAATAATCGGTCTTATAGTAAATGTTTCCACTGCGAAGTTCGTCCTGATGGTCAGCCACGGTATCGCCTGCTGCCACATACAGCGCATCATAAGTAAACAGTCCGGAAGTATATGCCACAGCTGGTACAGCTCCCCCGGTGGTGTCAACCTCTTCGGCCAGAACCACCGATGCTACTTGGCTTCCATCAGTAGCAGCCTTGTCTACCAGCTTGTACGTTCCGTCAGCCGTCACTTTCCCCAGCACTGCCCCGGCTTTCAAAACACCCTGGCCAGCTGCTACCGTAACCGATGTGGTCAGCACCGGAATCTCCGTTCCTGCAAACAGCGTGCCGAATTTTATGCTACCAAAATCAGGCATCATCCATTCCCTCCCTACTATTGGTGCCGTCCAAACGACATGGCAGCAATGTTTCGGAATACTTCGTTTACGTCCCTGATATTGTTCAGATCAAACTCCTTTTCAGCAGCTTGCGGCTGCATCTGGGCTTGTACATTGTCGGTGCCTGCACTCTTGTTTGCCGCAACAGCCGCTTCAAACAGACCCGCGTTCATGAGCTTTCCTTCCTTCATCGCCCGGAAAGCAAGTTCTTCGGCTGTCATCGGGTTTGCGCCGTATTTGGCTTCATTCACCAGCGCCGGATCAATGTTCGCTGCAATCTCGTCGATTGCTCGCAGCCGTTCGCGTTCCTTCGCCACCGCATCAGCCGACATTGCTGCCTGCGGTGCAGGTGCAGCCGTTGAGGCTGTCGTTATAACTTGTGGGGGCTGTTCTGTGCTCATGGACGCAGAGGATTGCGGAGCAGTCCCCTGTGCTGCCATTTGGGTTAGCTTTTCCATTTGGTTTTCTCCTTTCTTTCTGAAGATTTCGTTCCGGAGTTTCTCGATGACCTTTTGTGGGATAAACTCGGCCTGAAGCGAAGCCACAGCACGAAGTTGATTCCCGTCGTCAAACATGATTTCGTCGATGAACCCTTTTTCCAGCGCGTCCTGCGCATTCATCCAGGTTTCTTTGTTCATCAGCGTTAATAGTTCGTTCTGTGACATGCCTGTCTTCAGACGGTACGCATTTGCAATGGATGCGTCTATCGTCTGCAAAAACTCAGCAGCATGACGATGATCGCGCTTGTCTCCCCATGTGCTGGTAGAAGCGTTATGGATCATCAGCTGGGCGGTGGGAGACATCATGACTTTCTTCCCGCCCATTGCGATAACGCTGGCAGCGCTGGCAGCCACGCCTATGATTTTCACCGTGACATTGCCGGGATAGTCCTTCAGTGCGGTATAGATTTCGGAGCCGGAAAACACGTCACCCCCACCGGAATTGATGATGACTTCCAGGTCATCTCCATTGGCTTCCTGGATTAGTTGGTTCACTTTGCCGGGGCTTGTCGCTTCAATCTCGAACCAGTCGTAGATCCATTGATAGTCGTTCGGGATGATGACTCCCCTAATCTCGATCTTGCTCGGCATTTTGCTTCTCACCTCCTTCGCTGGAAATGGTGATAGGCGGAACATCTGGCAACCCTTCAGCTGCTAGATATTCACGCCGCAATATCTCAACGTTGTTGTCATAGTCCATCCCCGTCAACTCCATGGACTCTCTTTCGTGCGTGCTGAACCGATGTTGAATGCGAAGCGCTGCAGCCTGAACCTCTTTCACCGGATCAATCTGTCCAGGACTGGGCCCGATCCAAAGCGCCTGGCTCCATAGCTTCCGGCGCACGGGGTCTGTAAAGAAGCCGGGCGCCTGTATGCGGCCAGTTGCCACCGCTTCAAACAACCAGGTTTCATAGATAGGCTGGCAAAAGTCATGAGCAAACCAATCGCGCCGGTCACGGAACGGTCTCCACGCTTGCAACAGTGCTGCCCGGCTGGCGCTATAGCTGCTGTTGAAGACGCCCAGCAGCATTTCATACGGCATGTCAAGAGCCGCCCCAACCAGTTGTGCCATGGCTTTCATGAACGCCTCGAAGCCGGCCACCGGATGCTTGGGGTCACCGAATGTGACGCTTTCGCCCGCGCCAAGAACATTGATCGTGCCCGGGCCCAACTCATAACTTGCCAACCGCTCCTCGATCGACAGGTTCTTGACCTGATCCTCCTCTGGGATCGAGTCACCAAACGGAATCTCGTTTGTTTGGCCCTGCGTCGTGATGAACGCTGTGAAAAAGCTGTTGATGATCGCCGCTGCAATCTCTGCTTCCGTATATCGGCTCATCTGTTTCAGCTGCTCGATGACAGGCGCCAAATACGGCACGCCGCGATACTGTTCGGCGCGTTCCGGGTCCACCACAAACAAGACGTTCGGAAGGCCGGTTATCGGGTTGGTTGCTTCAACTCTGGCCCATTTCAACGTCTCGCGCGTCGGCAGCAGGCTGTTGGGATGCTTGTTGCTGAACCAGTAGGCAACAACCTTGCCGTTTGCGTCCGTTTCCACGCCATTGTGGAGCTTGCCCCCGTTTGACAGCTCTGCATACTCATTCCCTACGTACCCATCCATGAAAGTGAACCCATAGGATGATCTTGACGGGTTACACAACCGGTCTGCTTCGACCAAGTGCAGACGAAGCCGGTACGGATTCATGCCCTCGGGCCGATCCGCATACTTCACGACCGCCAAAGCGTCACCGTTCAGGAGCCAGCCCTGTAACATGATGCGCTGGGCGTCATAAAAGTCGTTGAGGCCGGTGCTGTCCACCTTGGACTCTGCCCAGAGTTTGAACTCAAACTCCGTTCGATCCTCCCATTCCTTCGCTTGCTCCGGCGATAACCCGAGCATGCGGAAATTCAGCTGGCATTTCAGCTCCAGACCGGAGCCCAATACGTTCGACTTGTTTTTGTGGATCGCGCTGGTCGCAATGCCTCCGCCCATATAAAGGTCACGGCTGCGCTGTCGCAGCAGGCTGAGGTTGTTCCCGATGTCCTCTTGCGGGCTGCGACTGGTGCTGTCCCATCCTTGCATGGACTTCTTTTTCCGGCTGGCCCCGCTGTGGGAGTACCCGCTGTTTGTGAACTGCCGCCATAATGAAAGCCTTGCACGCGCATACTCACGCCGCAAGGCTCTTTCCGGAGAAAGCCAGGCAATGGTTTTGTCGATGAAGTTCACAAGCTACATCCCCCCTTTCACAGATCACGATAAAGAATCCGATATGACTTTCGCTTTTCTGTCCCCGTTGCGAGTGCGGTCTCCAGCTCCTGTTTTCGTTTTTCCAGCTCCCGAATCTCGGCTTGGACGGACGGCAAGGCAGCGCGTGACAACTGGCGGCTGCCCATCTGGTAAGATTGGGCTCCCTCCAAAATGGCCGCTTCCGCCTTGTAATACATCTCAAGCCGGCGCTTCACTTCATCGAGTCGTGCTTGTATACGCCCCCGGTTCATGGACTTCACCTACCAAATGTTTGATTTTTTTACAAACTTCCGCTTGGAATCTGCCTGTTTTTTCGGCGCAGCAATCGGCTGAGATATGCCTTTGAGCCGACGCTCTAGCGCGTCGTAGTTGGGGTTCAGGATTTCTCTCGCTGCAAGTGCATAGTTCCGAACGTCCAGCGCCTCGTTGCGTGCACTGGATGAAATCTTTTCCCAAACATACCGGGTTACGCCGTTTTTCTTGCGCGGGACAAGTTTTTCAGATAAAAGCCCCTGAAAGTAAAACCGATCATACCCGCGATCCAGGGGGAAGTGGCAATATTTCGGTCCAGGTTCCTCCACACGCAGCGAGGAATATATTTGGCTTTTTCCATCATCAACGCCAAGAATGACCAGTAGGGCATTTTCTTTGTTTTTTCGCGTCAGCTTATGGATCAGGGGGATTCCAGGACCGCCCTGGCCTTTTACCGCCAATATCCGACGATGCTCATTGCGCTTGGTGTACTTGTATATCTCGGACGTGAAGTGACCACCGGAGTCAATACATGTGCAGGCCACTTTAAGCCCCTTGCCGTCCGCAAACCGATACACGCGGTTCAGTACGTCATCCAACTGCTGCAACGTTTGCGGATTGTCGGGCCTTCCGATGATGACGCCGTACTCAATGCCCCAGCTTTCATGGCCATGCCCCCAGCCGACAATCTCATACTCCAACCGGTCGTCTTGCGTATCGACACCCGCTGTGAGAAGCAATACGCCATCCGGGAGGTCCGCTGGAAACGATTCGCGCCGATTCAGCAGCGTGTCCTCCTCCATTTGTTCCCCGCGATCTTCCCACGACTCGCCCAGGGTTGTGTTGTAAAACACCTTCAGCTTTTCTGGATCGTCTTTCGACTCCAAAAATTCCTTAACGATCTTTTTCCACGACACCCACTGAGCGACAAAAGTGTTGAGCCAAAAGCTGCGGACTCCGTTATTGATCGCGATCGGATTCTCAGCGATCCATTTCGCGGGCTGACGCTTCATGGTATGCTCGTCAAATTGCTCCAAACAGGTTGGGCAGCGCCAAAAAACATCATCAACCTGGTAGATTTTGCGGTTACCCGCTTCATGCACCTCGTGCTCAAACCGTATGTCGCGCAGTACAATCGCGTGATAATTGCCGCAGTTCGGGCACTCCACACACCACTTTTCTTGTGTCCCCAGCTCATACTCTTGTTCGATCCGCGATACACCTTTGATCGTTGGCGTGGAAACAAAGATCATTTTGCGGTTCCAGAACGTAATCGTCCGCTTTTCTGCCAGCTTGATCGGGTCGCCTTCACTCCCCGCGCTGTCTGGGAAACGGTCCACCTCGTCGCACAATAAGATGCGAATCGGACGGCTGGCCAAACCTGCCGGACTGTTTGCGCCGCCCATGGCCAGGAACCCGCCGGGAAAAACTTTCATCAGGATCGTGTTATTGACGTCCCTTGTCTTGGAGTCGGCTACCTTCTCAGCAAGCACTTCCGTATCGCGAATCATCGGAGCGATCCTGCGTTTGGAATAGTCCTCGGCATCTTCGATTCGCGGCTGCACCATCAGCATGGGGCCTGGATCGACGTCGATGTAGTAGCCAATCACGTTATTGATGATTTCAGACTTTCCCACCTGCGAGGACGACATGACGACTACTTTCTCGATGCGCGGGTCTGTAACGCAATCCATGATTTCGCGCTGATAGGGCGCGGTTCTCCATTGGCCAGGGTTCGCTGCCGTCTCCCTGGAAAGCTTTCGGTTGCGATCCGCCCACTCACTGATCGTCAATCTCGGAGGAGGAGCCACCGACTTCACGATCTTGCGGAACAGATTGATCGTCTTCTTCTTCATCTTCACCCACCCCTGAAAACATCCCCGGATCGTACTCGCTCAACTCTGCGAGTGCCTCCAACACTTCTGCGTTGATGACTTCGCTGATCTCCGACAGGTTTTTCATGCCGAGGACTTTGGGAGCGACTTTTTCAGGTATGGACATGATCCGGCTGCGGAAGGTGACAAGCATGTTTGTCAAAACCAGCTCGACATCCGCTGCGTCATGCACCTGGTTTTTCAGTTTGGCCAGCTTGATCTCCGCTGTCTCTCGCTTCGCTTTTTCGTGCAGCGCCTTTTCTTCCCAGTATTTTGCCTGCGCCTCGTCGTCGCTATCCCCTTTATCTTTAACCCCTGTCCGCAGATACTCGATGTAACGCTGAACGTTTTTCATTAGTGGGAAGCGACCAGCAGCCTGCTTTTCCAAAATCCCCTCTTTAGCAAGCTGATTGATCCGCTGCCTGGTGAACCCCAACAAAGTAGCCATGGCATCAGTGTTGACGATCAAATCAGAGATGTCAGTTTTTGCTTTCATAGCACCACCCAAGAGGAAAGAAAATGCCGATGAAAAAACTTCACACCTAGACGATTCGCGGGGTCACGCGCACCCGCAGGCTTTTTGGACTTCTGGAAGGACCCGTTGTCAGGTTGTCAGGTCTCCAGGTCCTCCATGGTCATCTGCGACATTTCGTTTGTATTATCCAAGAGAGTTTTTTGTAGCTCTTGCTCCATCTTTAGTAGCCACTGCAAGTCCTTGACGGACGTAACCGCAATTTTGCCATCCTGGTAATCTTTCACCCATTGTGTGATGACAGCTTTGATTACCTTTCGATATTTCTGGTTGCTCTCTACAAAGTCGGATAGCAAAGCAAGCTTTTTCATTGAATGCCACCACAGCTTTCCTTTAATATGGAAAATGAGATAGTGGCTTGAAGCTTCCGTGGCCACGGTGTTCCAC